CTCCGTCCCATCCTGGCGGTAAAGCTAAATAGCTAAGGACTTTAATACTTGAAGCAATATAAAGTAATTGTTAAACTCGGAATTTGTCTCACGATATAAGGTTACGTGCAAGTAAGTTAATGCACATATTTAACGCCTGCGTGCAAGGCGGTGATAAATTTAGAAGTAAGCCTTACGATTCAGCACAGTATCTTTTAAAATATACTGTGAAGGAATCAATTTGTTCTTAGAGAACACAAGCTTATACTTTTTAATCATTATTTTTGACCAGTATTCAAAAGTATCTTCGTCATGAAGACTAAGTTCTTCAATTTGGTCATCAAAATTCTCCAATGTCTTAGCAGTAGCATTACCGCCCCGCTTAGTCCAAAAAGGAGATTCAAGAATCGTTTCAAGAGTCAATGGACAAATATATCTATTAAATTCTTTATCAAATACAAACGATCTCTTAAGGAAGGAAACTTCCTCTAATTTTCTATAAGGTACTATATTATCTGTTTTATCGTCATTGGTGTATGTGTATCCATACTGGGACAAATGTTGAGTCATTGAGACTTGATTAAAACGTTCTTTAACTTGATCTGATATACAAGCTAAATTGTCATCACCGTAAGCCATGACCCTAACATGCTCGTTAAAAGCACTTAGAGCTCTAATTGTACCATAGGTTTTAACCCAAGCCAATCGGAACAAAACAAGATTAGTTATAGTATTATAAATAGTGGTTAGTGGGTGTCCACTGGCAAGACCACCATGCCATTGGTAAATAATTTTACCATTGATGTGTTTAGAATTAATTAAATCTAAAAAGAGAACTTTTCGGACGGTAGCATTAACTTCACCATCATCATACCATTTATTGATATAATCGACGATAACGTTAGCAAACTGCGTAGAATGTGAACCGTCAAAATTTTTATAATCGCCAGCAATATAAGAACTACCAGCTTGATTTAAATATTTAACGATATCATCCCACTCGTGGCTATAGACATTAACGCCTACACCACTACCGAAATGAATCCTCTTCTCC